ATATAAGCAGGATTTTCACTAACGGCACCGATTGCACGTTGTCCCGGTTGACATGCAGTAACTTCCTTTTCACCGCCGATCATAACAACTGTACCAACGTCATATTCTACATCAGCAAGATACTTTTCTGCTAAGTCTGCATAGTTTGCACTAGTAGCAGTACCGACGAAGTATGTGCCTTGAACTGCACCAGCAGTAATCGTTACACCATTGATTGTTTGATCAGCTGTTGTTCTAGCAACAATAGTCCCTGCGGTTGCTGCAATCGATGCTGATGATGTTCCAGTGCCTAATGTTACAGTATTCGCTTGTGTAGCAATACCATTAAATGTAACTGCATTAATTGTAGCAAATCTCAATACGTTGCTGCCTAAATTTGAAGTTGCATCAACCCCAGGGACTATATTAGAACCGATTAATTTTATCGGTGTTACTGTAGCAGAATTTACAGTTGTCTGAAAAACAATTGTATCTCCAAATTGATTTTGAATAGTAGGAGTAGTTGCACCGTCGTTAAATACGTGTAATTTTGGAGTATTACCGACAGTAAATCCAGCATCACTAAAATTAGCAAGAGTTGTAAATTGTAAATTACTATTTCTTACAAAGTCACTAAGGGGATAGCCTCCTAACCTGTCCGAATCTGTTGCTGTTCCCCAAAAACGATGTGTAGTAGTTGTTTGTCCAGGTTGGTTATCATCGTTTGTATCGATTAACGTAACACCTTGTTGTACTTTTGTAAATCCGGTAATCGGATTTACAATAGGATCTAGAGCAAATTCTGCATCTGGGCTAATAATGAACACCGTGGTACCGTTAGTAACTGCTGCGATAATTGTATGTGATGTTCCATATGTGTCTCGAACACTTCTCGATACCATTTCAGTTGTTGCAGAGCCAGGTACTGCTTGAGGACCAATTAATATGAAATTCGACCCGTCCCACGCATATAATTGCTTATTTGTTGTATCAAACCAAAAATCACCAGTTGTTAAACCAGTTGGTTGTATACCGCCAATTTCGGCGCCGCCTGTTGTGCGAAATTTATTTCCATCATAAAATTTTAGTTTACTCGATGATGAATCAAACCAAATTTGTCCCGAAATGGGTCTCGGCGGCGGAGTATTGTTAGCAAAATTTTCCAATAAGTATAGAAAATTCTCATTTTGAGCGGTTCCGTACCCTGCGTAATTCTTACCAACAATTGTAATATCAGTTGTATTATCAATTGTTCCGTCTGGAATCACCGAAAGTTGCGATCCGTTATATCTGTTAATAGTATATGGCATCTCTGTGTCCTACATGTCTAGTATTTATTTTATTTTAGGCAGTTATTATAGGTCAGCCTGCCACGACCATGTTCCGTTTATCAGTTGATATTCTTTAGTAGTTCTTACACCAGCAGCGATACAGTGGATTCTACATATTGTACTATTAACGTGTTCATATGGCGGATAAACCTTTGTAATAATTACGCTAGCGATTTGATCATTAGCTAATCCTGTAGTATCTGACGATAATCCTAACGGTGCTTGTTGTATATTATGTGCAAGATCATTTAAATTTACGGCATCAGTAGGGTTAATTGCACTTGCTAAACTCGAAATTCTCTTACTGCTAACATCAACAGTTCCTTGATTCTTTGGGGCTAATGTAATAGTTCCGTCTATAACCGATGGATTAGTGTAAGTAATGGTCGAATTAGTAACAGAAATACTAGAAACTTGTAATGATCCTAATACTCCGATAGATGTTAATCCCGGAGCACTAATTACTGTCGATCCTAATGTTGTCTGGCTCAATACTTCAAATCCGTTTACATAGTATCCTTTCCCCGTTGCTACACTAATATTCTCTGATGAGGTCCAACTTGTGTTAGTTAATTTCCATTCCCATGTTTTATTACCGTCAGAACCAGCTTCGATACTAATACCACCACCATTTGCTGTAGTATTTGATGGATTTGATACTGCACCTAATTGAATAACTAAATCTTCAACATTAACATTAACTGTATTAATTGTTGTAGTATTACCTTGAACTGTTAAACTACCTCGAATGATCGTGTCACCGTTTACATCTAGTGTAGCTGTAGGTGTGTTAGTGTAAATTCCTACTTTTTCTTGCTGTGCATTAACAAATATGCTCGACAATAATCCCGAACTGTTTAATGTGTTAATTTCGAAATTTTGATTTGAAATATTTGATGCTATTTGAAATAACGACGGAGTTACAATAACTTCAGTATCTTGATTTTGACCTAAAATTAATGAAGTATTATTTTGTATAGTTAAGGTTCCTAACATCGTTGCATTGTTAATCGACGAAACGAAATTTTCCGGATACATTGCTGTACCATCATGTGCGATTAAATAATCTGCCTGTGTAACCGGCACATGCAATTTAACTCCCGCGTAATTGCTTGCGGTAAATCCAACATAGATGCTACCTGTAATACCGGATATAGGAGTTAACGGAGTAAATTCGGTCTTACTAAGTACGCCGATTAGAACTTGTGAAACGTAAACTTTAACAATAGTATGACTACCTTGATTCGAATCAATTACATCTTCAACAGAAAAACCAGAAATTCCTTGATCTTTAGAATAAACTGGGCCTGCTAATACTAGATTAGAACCATCATAAAAATGTAATTGGTCATTACTACTATCAATCCACAAATCTCCTTGTGTAAATGATGCAGGTTGTGTGCCTTGTACTATTGTTCCGCCAGATACTTTAAATGTAGAACCGTCGTATACTTTTAGTCGTCCGGTGCTAGTATCATACCATAATTGACCAGCTGTTGGATTATTAGGTTGCGAAGTATTTGCAAAATTTTCTAGTAGATATACAAAATTTTCATTAATATATGTACCATAATTACTTGCATCTTTACCGATTAGTGTTAGATCAGTCGAAGTTTGATTAATAGATCCATCTACTATTTCAGCTACAGTTGATCCATCGGTTTTTAATATAGTATAACTCATGAAGTAACTCCGGTATAAATGATGTAATTAATAGTAGTATATGGATTCATAGTATTAACAGGTTGTGCCAATCTGTTTGATACCACTCCTCCTGAATATTGATAACCGTATCCAGCGTTATTAGTTTGTGAAAGACCGTATCCTGCAATTGCCGAGCTGTCTGTAACATTCGGGGCGCCGACTGCGTAATACTGGTTGTTACCACTGCTCATATTATGTGTATGATCAGGTAGATTAGACGATAATAATGTTTGTTTCTCGTATCCTGCACCCGCACCTAATGTATCAGCAGTGACGTCTGTAACACGATTAGCTGCACCGCCGCCTGCATTAATTAAGATATTCGTACTTTCTTTGCTCGGTACAGTCAATTTATTATTCATATTGTCTGCACCTAATGGGAATCGACCTCTCAAATCCGGTAATGCAAATGTATTATATCCTAACAACAATGCACTTGCTCGGTACGAGTATTGAATAACTTGGAATAACGTACTATATTTTGAAATTTGAACTTCACTTCCGTCACATAACAAATATCCTGTTGGAATAATCGTTCCTGCAAACGGAAATATTGCGCCTACCGGTACCACTGGTAGGTTAGAAATAATTGTTTGTTTCGATGTTTTTCTTAAAATAGTATTAGTAGTGTTAGTTAACGGATTTGTAGTCGTTCTGCTAATCAAGAAATAATCAGTTGACTTAGTATCAGTTACTTCTGTTCTGTCTGCAATAATAGTCGAACTTACACTTGTATTAAATGTTGCTGTTCCGCCTGCACCAGTAAATGTTAAATTATCACTAGTTATATCGCCAGCAAGATTAAATATGGTCGATGTCGCTAGTGAAGTCGAACTACCATTTATGTTACCATTAAATGTTCCGGTAAAAATACCTAAGAAATTCGATGATCGGTCTGACTTACCAAATGTAGTAGCATATACGTTTCTAAACGAAATAGTATCAGAACCGATGTCGTAATAACCATTAGCAGACGATGTTCCCGGAATCATTACTGAACCAGTCATTGGCTGTAAATTATTATTGAGATTATTAAACGATATAGATCCATTTACAATCGAATTTCCGCCAACATATAATCCCTTGTTAACCGCTAATCCGCCGTTTGTTACAATGCTAGCGTTCGATATACTTAATAATCCATTAGTTTTTATGTCGTTTGTTCCATTTACTACTATCTGTCCGCTAATTGTAGGGACACTAACAGTATCGTCTTTAACTGTAACAACACCGGCGACATCCAATGCTGTCGCCGGTGCTGTATTATTAGGACCAACTCCGACTCGTGCATTGGCATTAAGGTATAGTACAGATTCCGACGCACCGGTACTATTTTTTAGTAGGAAGTTGATTCCCCTACCTGATGTATTTGAATTAAAAATTACTACACTTGTTGAAGCACTAAGATTAAAACTTAAATCACCGCCTATACTAATACCACCGTCGCTTCGAATGTTAAGAGGATTATTTGTGACACTTACAATGTCACTTCTTAAAAAGTTGCTCGAATTAACAGTTGTACCATTTACGTTTAATGCGTCTGCTTCGCTTGCTCTTCCCCAAAATTTTGTAGGTGCGGTTGTACTAGACTTGTTAACTGAATTTAACGTAATTCCTTGATTAATCGAAGAAAACCCTAATATAGTAGTCTTTGGTGTAAATGCTGCATTACTAACTATTGCAACTAGCGTACCGTCAGAGTATATTCCGGTTACATTGTGTGTTACGTTACTGATATCTGTGATAGGTACAACTTGTGAACCGGTTTGAAATCCTGCACTAAACTGAGGTCCTACTAATAACCATGTTGATCCTGAATACACATACACTTGATTATTTGCGGTGTCTACCCACATATCACCAGAAAGTGCCGATGTTGGTGCAATGTTTGCCTTTCTAATCGATCCGACTGGATTCCATTGTGTTCCGTTATAAACATTAAGTTGATGATTGCCTTTATCGTACCATAATTGCCCTTCAAGAGCTTGACCGCCATTTGGTTGATTTTCAGGCGATGCTACGTTTGCAAAATTTTCTAGCAAATGAAGGAAATCTTCTGCAATAATAGGACCGTAACTTGAATAATTTTTACCTACAAATGTAAGATTAGTGGAATTATTAAGTTGTTGATCTTGTATAGTAATCGGTGCATTAGACGGATTTGTTGAAGTAATTGTATAACTCATATTGTATTACCCCATTAATCCTGTTAGACTTTGAATTCTTACAGTATAATCGATTTGTATTAAACGATTTAACGACTTTTGAACTGGGTGGAAAATTACATGTGTTAATAATAATCCAGTACCGTTCAAATTATATGCAACTAATCCTAATTCATCAAAAACGTAAGAACTATTGTTATTAGTTGTATTGTCAAACGCTAACTGATCTGCAGGCTCACCGTAATCTAATAAACACGTAACAAACACATCAGTGTAAGTTGTTCCAGTAACATGTCTTGTTTCAATAAAGTTTCTAGTAGGATCAGTATTATTACTCGATGTATCATTAACAACTTTAATATATGTTTGATTATATAAACTCGCATTTGACCCCGAACTATTCGGCGACAAATACGTAATAATACCTGTTGGATCTACTGCTGTACCTCCATTACCAAACGCCATTTGATATACGAAACTATCTCCGGTATTTGCAATAGATCGAGCTAATGCTATACTCATATTTTCATAATGAATTGCATTCCTTTTATTAACATACGTAATTTTTTCAACAGGATCATGAATATGAATATGACCTTCAATATGTATGCCTGTTAATTCTCTTTTTTCCATACGAAACTCTCTTTATTGTATATTTATCAAGCACATTAACTACTAATTTAATTCAAATTATCCCAACTTGTACCGTTAAAAACCTGTAATTTTAAAGACGAACTATTAAATAGAACTGAACCAGGTACTACACCCGTTAAATTATTTCTTTCAATAACAGAATATGACGGAAATACTATAGGTGCTGTCGGAACAATATTACCTCGAATAATACCGTCTGATATAATCGACGGAGCTGATATTGTTCTGTTAGAATTTAATTTTAAATTAACAGCATCATATGTTACAATTGCATACGGTGTATTCAACGTAGGTTCTATCAGATTAATTTCAGCTACAACTGCATCTAATGTTATTGTATTATTAGAGATGTCAGTTTCATAATCGGAAATTTGTGTCTCATTTGAAATAATTTGGCTGTTAAGTTGAGCTATATGTGTTGTTCTATTTTGAGAAGGCGGTTGGGCTTGCCAATACGCCAAATCGGTTTGTGCCGAAGCCAATGCTGTTTGTGCTGTTGATAACTGTGAATTTAAAGTTCCAATATTATCCTCTAATGAACTTTGTTGGTTTAATAAATTTTGATAAAAAGAGTAAGCAGCACTAGCATTTCCGAGCACGTGAATTTGTGTAGAATCTATATTACCAGTTACATTCCCAGTTACATTCCCAATTATATTACCAGTTACATTCCCAGTTAAGTTACCAGTTACATTCCCAGTTACATTCCCAGTTACATTCCCAGTTAGCGAATTAACTGAAATCGTTATATTCTTTGTTGTATTATCAGTTGAGATTGTAACATTATCGCCTGCTACAAAAGAAAGAGTTGTTTCTAAGGAATCAGCAATAACAGTATCGTGCCCTGCAACTTCAATTTTTGATATAGATCCTCGATTCGGTTGGCTATTTGTAATTACAAATCTTCCTAGCGAGCCTGAGATTGCAATACCTTGCCCGGCTGAAATATTTGTTACGCTATTACTAATTGCTGAATACAGTTCAGTAAAATTAGAATTAACTTTTAACGCACCTTGTCTAAGAGTATCTCCGGTTCCATCATTGGGGGTTAATCCGACATTAATTAATTGCTGTGACATCTTTATTATCCTTGGTCAAATGTATTTTTTGCATTATCAAACGATGCATTATATGTATCTAATGTAACTGTTGTTTTATTACTTTCATATTTATTGATACCGGTATACCAAATACCCGGCGTTTCTTTTAAGAACAATGCGATTTTGTTATTATCATATAAAATATTAGTTGTAGAATCCCATTCAACGAGTGTTCGTTTGATTACTGTAACTCGTGTACCTACCGCAAGTAAATTTGTTAATCGAATTTCCTTACTAACCCCATCAACTGCAAAGTCCGCATCAAATCGGATGTCTCCTTCTGGGCTAGTCGGTGCTTGATTAACATTAAACATGCTATATGGCTCTTTTCTTAACCGTATGTTACCGATAAAGAATGTCCATCGTGTAGAATCATCCCTAAAATATGATGAACTAGTATGTTCACTAATGCATCGATAGCTATAAGATCCCACATTAACAATTGTTCCAACTGTATAATGAACGTTTGATGCCCATGTTAATGAATTATCGTATCCGCCAACAAATACTTCAATATCATTACATTGCTGATACCCTACCGGAATCGAAGAATACAACTCCCAATATTGGCCATTTGTTGGTACAATAGATGTTGGATTTACTGTACTAGCAACATATGATAACATGTTGACATAATAGTATCCGTTATACGATACTACATCATTAACCGAATACCCAACGGTGTTACTAAATGAACCCTTTAATGTATATCCATAATCAGTAAACCACGAATTGTTAACTGTTAAAGACGGTACAAAATTTATCGGAATTATATGATTATGATTATTAGCATTAGTTATAGTATATTGTTCAACTATTGTATTATCTGCATACGGAATATTTTCATCTGATCCAATATCTTGTACATACGATCCTGCTTTATGTACAGGAGATACACCGGTACCTAATGTGCCTCTTCTTAGTTGTCCTAACACATAAAATATAAGAATACCGTTTTCTCTATGTTCATTTATAGTAAAGTATTCGATGCGTTCTCCTCGAATTTCAACTACACCTGGACGATTTTTTGAAGGATTTGGCAGCGTAAAGGTACTAGCATCAACTACTAATATTGTTGTGTCGTTATATAAAAGATCACTATATAATTTTGAACGTTTATTTAAACTTAATCTCTTATATTGATATCGATTTAACATATCTTTAAACTGCATGTACGATATGCCCGATTCTAATATGTTATCATCAAATGTGATTAACGTAAATTCGTCATTAGTATTAGGCGCTGCTGCTAAAGTAACGCTACTTCTGTCGTCATTTAATCTAAAATCAATACTTGGAGTTAAAATCTTAGAATTCCTAATAATCCAAATATAATCATCGTCAACTACTGTTCGTCCTAATTGTAGTTGTCCATTGAATATTTTTAAATGTGTAAAATAATCAATTGTATTTGGAGTTAAGGAATTATTAGTCGTTACGTTTATTGCTGTACGATTAATATTTAACACGTCATGTTTATAGAAACTAATAATTTCAACTAATTCATTATTATACTCAACATCAAATGTAATCGATGCCACCGACGATGTAGTTGCCGGAGTATAAAAATATCCCGGATGTTGTTTAATACTAATAGTCAACTCGGCACCAACATACTTTTTAGCAATAGTTTTTGTAATCTTAATTGACATATTACTGCCGTCGAAAATATAATCAGTATTTGGTTTTAATACCGCTGTTCCACTAATAATAACCGAAACATCATTGACGTCGGCGGTGTTAGGTAATGCAGCATCTGATGATATAGTATAAATTAAATCAGCATTAGTAGTTGCTTTCCTAATAGTGTGATATATGTTATTCGGTCCTTTTAGAATATCTTGACCGACCCGTACAAGCATATTAGATTCATATGGTTTTGAATCACCGATTGTATTCTGCAACGGATATACTAGCGATCCGTTAGTCTGGATAGTTTCGGATTCCATTATCGAATATGTTTGATCACTTCCGCTCACAATAATATAACTAATTTGGTCACCGACTGCTGGAGGAGTATTAAAGTTTATTCCTACTAATTTTGCAAGTTCATATGTGTCATCAGTCTCAAATATTTCATAATTTTTAGAACTTAACATGTTACCGTTGACAAAAATTGATATGGTTAATAAAGCTAACCAAGGTGCAGTAGTGATATATTGATCTGTCACTCCGTCGCCGACAAACGAGTTAAAGTCTAAAATATTTGATCCGCTAACCCCAAACGAAGTAATAGAAACAATAGTTCCAGTTATAGGAGGGTCAACTAATACTACTGTTCTAACATTAAATTGATAATCTATAGTGTATTCATCCTTAGACAAAATCGTAACATTAGTATATTGGTTAGTAGGATTATCATACCCAGAAATTAATTTAACCAATAATGCTTGTCTGTTATTAGGGTCTTGTGTAATCTCAAATTCTGTTCGACTACCGTCCCCAATAAATGTATCTGTTTTAATTTTTGCAGAACCGCTAAAAGGACGATCATATACCTTAATTGCAACAGTATCAACAACTTGTCCAGGAACAATTTCTTCTGTTGCAGAACTAGTTGTCTGAGTAACGAAGCCATCGCCATCTATAATAATGTCATCCGCTGCAAGCCCAGTTGCAGTAGTATACACCCCACCGATGTTAGATAATGCTCCGCCATTTATTGCAGTATCATAATCGTCAGGTATAGGAGCCAACGATCCATCACTTGTACTTTGTCTAAAGATAAATGTATCTCCGATATGTACTGTAAATGTGTTCGGTACGCTAACTGTAGAAGTACGGCCGTCCATTATAATCGGAGGCATTATTGCATAAGGGTTATCCCACTGCGCATGTCCTATAAATCCAGGGTTATCTAATCTCACAGCGTTTACTTTATTAGTACCGTTTGGTGCATAATATACATTAATTTCTGTTCCCGAAGCCGGAACATAAGGTAACGTAAAAGTATGTGTAACTGAAGTCAATGTTACAATATAATCTGTAAATGTATCATCTGAACTGTCCCATCTATCACTAAAATATGGAGAACCGTCCCATCCGTAATACATGTCGAACCCGATTCCATTAACAGTTACCCCGCCGTAATCAACTCCGGACATTAACTGATCTAGGTCTTTACCTGTCTCACCTGTTGCAGGATCATAATAATACTGAATTCTGTCCGCTGCATTTAAAACCAACCAATCTTTAATGTAAGTAACTTCGATAATTGACCCTTTAATTGGGGCAGTATTAAATGTTATTAATCCAGAATATCTTGTATATCCTGATGACTTCGATTTAACAACTGTCAATGTGTAATCATCTCTTAATACATTAGAACCATTTACAGTAACTGAAGAATAACCAACACGTACATCAGGAGCCCATGCTAAAGTAAATTGCTTCTTAGATCCAGTTCCAATTGCTGTTTCAAGTTCCTGTAATTCTGTTATAAAGTATTTTTGTGTAGTTCTATCAAACTTAATACTAATTAAATTAGAACGTACTACTCCGTTGCCTATTTTTGCAATTACTTTAGCAGGAGATCCCGAAGACGACAAACCACCGTTAATTTTAACTGTTGGTACACTTAGATATTTTGAACCGCCATTAATCAGCACGATTCTATTTACAGTTCCTTTTGCAATATATGCAATTGCATGTGCGCCCGATCCACTATTACTAGTAATTTCAACAGTCGGTTGGGTGATATATCCGTTACCGCCGTCGACTATTACTAATTCAGTAATACTAAATCCAACATTATCTGCCCAAAACTTCCACGGATATGTTTCAGTTATAGTATCATATGACACAATTGTATCGTTCGAAACTTCTACTAATGCTGGAACTAATTTACCGTTTTCTAATACTGTCGGTAAGTCAAAATCGGTTGCTGCTTGATAGTTAATATCTACTGAATTGTAATTACTTACGTATTCTCTAATTTTTGTTCTGTAAGGTTTTACCTCAGACACATATGATTGAAAATCAGCTAAATGATCATTATTGTACGTAACTTTTTGAATTAAACTACCAACATTGTGTTCAGCTTTGATAAAACTAGTTTTGAATATCCAGTCAACATATAATTGTTCACTAAGGATATATCGTACAGATGTAAAGAATAAATTTAAGTACTCTTGAACTAAATCACCAACAAAGATATCATACTTAAATGCCTCAAATATGTATCTTAATTCAGTTGATGCATAATCGTCGTATACTTCTAAATCATACAATGAACTATCATACCCATACACAGTATTATCAAATTCGTACAACGACGAACTAAGTTGAATGGTACCATCCTGTAATCCAACAATACTATAACTTTGTGTCCAATCAATACTAGACGAGTCAGCATATTTTTCTAAAAGAACCCATTTACCAGAATTATTAGTTAATACTTTAACTAAACTACCAACCAGTGAATATAGATCTTTTAATTCAATAAATGTGTTAACTACAAAATTAACTACTGTAAATTGATTGTAACCAGGGGCATACCAATCAGTATAATTCCAGTATTGGGTTGTGTCATATGCCTGGGTATCAACTTTTGACCAAACAGTATTAATCGAATCATAATAATAAATGCTCCACTTATTTTTTGCGGTTGAATCATTTCTTACTAATGTTGAATACGTTCTAACCGACAATATTGTACTACTATCATATCCAATTCCAGACGATATGATTTCAACTCCATTGATTTGCCCATACGAATTAATTTTAGTTTTTAAAATTGCACCAGATCCCGATCCAACTATGTCAATAAACGGAGCGTTAATATATCCTTTTCCTGCATCAACAATAACTATATCGATTATTCTGCCATTAACGATAGTAGGAACAATCGATGGCATTACAAAATCGCTAATATTAATATAACTTAATTCTTCTACGGTATCAATAACTGTGTCATACACTCCGTCAACCGTCGTCGGTATTGGTTGTGCTGCCTCTAATCTTGATAAATCATATTGATTAACAATTTGATGTTTAATTAAAACGCGATTTGCTTGTTCAATGACTTGCTTTAACGCTTCAAATCGATTAACAACCATACTTTGACGAGGACGATTCTCAACACCATATCGAATTTTCACCGGTAATTGTAAATCTGGAACGGTACGATTCTTTGCATCAGTACCACATAAACTATCGATCCACTTTTGTTCAATTAATTCAGGTAATTTAGTAGTAGGATCAGTACTAATTAATTCCCACTGGCTATGAATATTTTGATCAATCTTGTCAATAATCCAGTATTGTACCGACAATACTATATCGCTACTTTGTAGTAACGGTTTAACATTAAATAAACTAAATGAATTAACACCAGTAAAGGCAATAAATTCATACCCGTTACCGCGAGGGTTGCTAATTAAATTAGCAACGTCATTTGCCGAAATATTTCTATTACTTACATCCGGTACTAATGTTTTATTTTTAACCCAAAAATAATATGTATTAGAAAACACCTCATTCAATTCATCATATTTTGTAATTATTGAGTATGCACTATTTCCATATAGGCTAGTACCACTAATACCTCTTGCTAGTCCAGCTGCTGTGTCAGTTGTTGCATCCCAATCCGATGGTAAAATTGATGATTCAACCCATTCATAAATATCGATACTTGCGCCCGGGAATAGTTGATTCCATGTGTTATTTCTATAAACTACATCAGAATCATAACAGTTAAAGAATTTTGCAGTTCTTAAATCCCACCATAATTGCCCAACTTGTGCAGTCGTCCATGCTTGCCCTGAGCTACTAGGAATGGTGCCATCGCTATTTGAATATACTGCCGGATCAAAATAAGATTTGTACGTTAGTTCTTCGTCGGCGACTCCTAAGATTTTACCCTGTAACGGGTCAACGACATCAAGATGTGTGACTATCGTATCTGTTTTTTTGTTATATAAAAACGCCTTCTTTATCTTCTTTACATCAACTTTATCAATTTCTTGATTAACGATAGTCCATGTAAATGAATTAATCGGTTTTTTATATTCGTACACAATACCCGATCTAACATTAAGATCAAATCCGTATATAGAACTTAGAATAACAGTATCGTCGCCTGTTGATATACTGTATCCATATTGCGACTCGTTATCATCTAAATTGTCTAAACTTTCAGTAAATATCCAATACGAACCATATTGATCATAAATGTCAACGCGGCCTTCACCTTTAGTAGCTAAGGAGAATATTGTCGATTTTTCATCAAATGTTGTATTGTTTTCATCAAATATAATCGGATCATATCTTACCGAACTACGACTAAAGACCACTAATGTATCAAAATCATTCATGAATGAAACGTAACTACCAAAATGCTGAGAAGTTTCGGGAGCTATATTAGTAATCTTTTGATATGGTACATATTGTGTATCTCCATATTCGTATATTTCTACTTTACCTTCATTAATTTTTAAACCGTCATATAATACAGAAGAAATTACAATGTAATCTGCTGCATAAGATACATCAACTCCCTGGCCAAATCCCAACCCGTCACCTTCTGTATCTGTAATAACTTGTGACAAATAATAACTTATACTATCGTCAGAATTATATACAAATACTCGTCCCGGATTAACAGCACCTATTATAGATACACCTGCTGAGCATATTAATAACGTCGAAACATCTTTACTCATAGCCATACGATAACCAAAATTACCGCCAATTGCAACATTATTATGAGTTATCCCTACTTTGTCTTGCCAGGTCCATTGAAGAATAACAAATTCTAATATACCGACCGGCTGACTGTCAGGTTCAACATCAGACTGAATTGTTGTACTATCAATTATCCTTGCTACAATTTGCCCGGTTGTAAATCCAGTCCCCACTATACTCATGCCTACTGCAATTTTAGCAGTATTAGAAACTTTAATTATTGTACCATTACTTCCAATCGGATTATAATACACACTTGCATAAATCACCGGTTGGTATGTTAATTGATATACTACCCCTTTACCGTTATTGCCGCCTGGAGCATTTATAAAAAATGTTCCATTACCAAAGGTTAAATTTGCACCAAATTGTTCGTTCTCAGCAGGCGATGGGCTAATAATGGTATCAACTAATGTAATGATGTTGTTATCGTTTACTTTATAAAGTGTTACTGCACCTTGCTTCATTAATGACGAATTAGTGCCGCCTGCATCGACTGGAATATATTGTGTAATATTCCAATAATCTGCCCAAAGCGTAACTATAACACCATTTGAATTAGTGTCGTTTGTTAATGTAAGTTCGTTACCTTCAAATGTATCAGATACTGTAAATGCAGTATCACTTAAAATTCTTGAAACATAATAAACAACATCTGCAATTAAATTGCCAATAGTCTGCTTAAAGATAATAGATTGCCCTGGGTTAGCTGGGCCTGATCCTAATTGATTAATAACTCGATTGTTACTAATCGCAGTAACTAAACAAGTCGGAGGATAGTCTTCTGGTACATTTTGTGTTGCCTTATAAAATTCTCCCGAAATAGGATCACGTATAATATCCTTAATATTATACGATGATAAATGTTGCCATGCTCCTTTATATCGAGTGCATACATGAGATGCTTGAGGAATACCAACCGCTACCCAATTATCTGCTGCTATAATCTCTTGACTCGAAATTGCTAATATATCACCAATATAATGATTAGTAAAATTAGGGTCGGTATAAGTTGATATAAATTCAGGCGGTACTGTTTGACGAACGAGCCACGATGAATTTAAACTTGCTTTGTCACGGACATAAAGTGTCCCGCTGTTGTCAGTTGTAACCAAAAAATCTGTTGAATTTGTGGTTGCAATGCTAAGACCGTATTGTGAAAAAGCATGAGGAGAAGTATTAATTATTATTGATTGATTATATACTTTATTGTATTCCCAGGTTGCCCATTGGCCGTTTCCATTACCATTTTCATCTGTCCACATTAATTCATTAGGTAATAAATTGAGAGAAGTAATCGGCTCTGCAGAATCGATCGAGCTTGTCCGTTGACTAGTTAAGGTAAACACAACTACATTTGTTTGATCAGTGAACGTAACTGATGCAGGGGTAGACGATGACACTACATTAAACGCATTTAAATTAACCGATACTACTTTATAAAATCCTGCAAGACTACTATCAACTTGTTCTAAGGCAATTACTGATCCAACTTGTACCGTAACAAGTGCATCTGTAGTAATTTCGAGTTCTTGCACACCGTTAACAATTA